TTCTCTTTACCAAATCTACTGGACATGTATCCTAAAATTGGATCTAATTTTTTCATGTAAACATCAAAGTCTTTGTAAAATGATGTGTCTTCACCTGTGGGTTGTGCTTCATCAATCATACTACGATAGACCTCAAGATACTGTCTGAATTCTGGTAGATAGTTATCCACTTCATCAAAGGTACAGTACCTTACAAAAATGTTCTCTGAAAAATGGTTGCCCATCTCAAAGAACCGATAGTTTTTCTCTGCTTTAGGTAAATTGGGTAGAGAAAACAAAAACTTTTCAACTGGATGTTGGAAGTCAAATACAATAATGACTTTCTCTTTAAAGAATCCCATGAGATCCATACCAAAACAGGGAAGATAACTCCCTGTCTTAGGATAGATTACATTGTTATAGATATCTGATTTCTCGTTGTAAATATCTACTCGTCTTGATTTTATAAAGTGTGGAGCAGTAAAGATATCTGCTGTTAAAGTCAGATTACCTTTACCTTTCCACTCACACCACCGTGAATCAAATTTAAACTCAGGGAAAACATCATCAAGAACTTTTTTGTAGTTGACCCAGAGGTCAACTGTATTAGTCATCAGATGCTAGAGATGCAAAATAGGATAGTGCATCGTCATCCTCTACAACTGCTTCCTGTTTTACAGGAGTAGGAGCACTCATCTTAGCACGAAAGTCTGATTGTGGAGCAGCAACTGGTTCATACTCTTCACTATCTACAGAAGGTGCTGTAGGACGTGGAGCAGACCCTAGAACAAGGTTTAGACGCTTCTCTAGGTCTTCATATGATTTGAACTGATCTGCTGCTGTGAACGCTTCTAGTGAGTGCTCTGACTTCCATGTCGCTTCAAGTTCAGTATCATCTGCACTAAGAGCACTAATAGAATCAAACTCACTGCTGTCATAATTCCAGAAACCTGCGACCTTTTTAATCTTCAACTTAAAGTTAGCACCTTCCCAAAGATCAAACACATTTACTGGTGTCTCATCTTGGAACTCAGGTTGCATTGCTGCAAGAATCTTGTCATGAATCTTCTTGCCATACTTGTATAAGAATACTTTACCCTCATTCTCAGGGTGCTTAGGATCTTTTACAACATAGATGTTGCTGTAGTAAGATAGTTTTCTCTTTTGCTTACGAGCAGTATCTTTATCTGCATCTTCACCACTGTTCCAGAGTCTACGATTGACTTCACCTACTGGATCTTTGTCTCCTATTGTAGTAAGACTATTCTCTATGTACCAACCACCTGGTCCTTGGAATGCATGACTATAAACCTTTGCCCAAGGTACTGTCTCACCATCTGGTGCTGGTAAAAAACGAATGACAGCGTAACCATTACCTGATGCATCTACTTCTGGTTTCCAGAATCGTTCATCAACTTGTTTGTTACTAACTGTCTTCTCTAGTTCTTTTTGTAAAAATGATAGATTTGATTGAGATTTTTTCTTTAATTCTGCGAATGACATATTACTTCGGATTTAATTGGATTATGATCTAAAAAAGGGGGGAGGTTGGATTACTGTATACCAACAAAGGAATGGGCATTACTACAGTGTAAAATACATTCCTTGCCTGAGACCCGACTGGTTGGTCGGTTCTGACTCGCATCAGCAGCACCACCTGTGTCTCATCACCTTAACTAGCGGTTGCCAGTAAGTTTATTCAGTCACTCCCATACCCGATGATCAGTCAGGTATATATTATTTATAACACATCTAGGATTGCTTGTCAACCTGTTCTTCAAACTTTTCTATTTTTGTTAGGAGATCGTCAAACATATCTCTGACCTCTAAATTAGGATCTCCACCTAACATAACGACTGCCTGTTTCATGTTGTCAGCAACTTGTTTTGCTTCTGGATCATCACTCAACTGAAGACGGGCATGAAATACTTTTTGTTTATCTAATAGTTTTTTTAGTGCTTCAAAATACTGTAACTTTCTTTCCTTATCAAGGAGTGCAAGATTAGTTACTGATCTGAAACAAAACTCTTGAAGGGCAGCCATCTCTTGGATGTCACCCCTGACTAATTCTGATTGAAAAAATTTACTCATACTAGCATTAGTTTGGCACGACTTGTTTTCTTCATAAAATTTAGTTGCTGTGCTTCATATTTAAGCTTTTCTTTGAGTGGTTTTGATATCAATTTAGATACGGATTCCACTTCTATTTCATTTATTTCACAAAGATGTAGCACTGAATCTATGTAGTTCATATCTTCATTTGTCACAGCAATTTTCTCTACCTCTTGTGAGAACTTCGCACTAGTCATAAATTTATCTTCAAGTAAGTTTTTCTTTTCCATATGTTTGGTATTCGTCTATGTACTGTATGAGTTTAAGAAGATATTCCTTCTTAGGTGGTTTGATTACAACTTGTGTTTCACCATTCTCACAAGCAACTATAGTTACCAATTGTTTAACAGTTAAACCGTACAGTTCTTGAAGACAGCAAGCGTATGCTGTCTCTTGAACAAAGTAATCGTACAAATATTGTTCCTTCTTAGGTTCAGCAGAAGTTTTAAAATCTATGATGGATAGTTGCCCATCAAATTCTGCGATGCAATCTACACGACCTGCTATTTCTAAATGGTCTGAGTAGAGTGCTGCTTCTTGCAGTAAAATATTATTTATGCGATCTAGTACACGTTTACTATTGTGAAACATGAATACAGGAAGTGGAGTCTCCTTGTACTCATCAATCTTTAACTCATTGTTAAAGTAATCCTCAACTATAGAGTGATACTTTGTACCACGTGATGCAGAGCGTGAGGAAATCGCAGCTGCCTTGTCTTTACCTACACGTTTCCTCCATCTAGCAAGACTCTTTTGTTTCTTAATATTATTACTGATAACAGTAGTAACTGATGGATAATGATTGCCACTAGGTGTTAGGTAAAGTCTTTTACCCTCCACCATTTCTGCTTTCATATCAAGAGGAACTAATTCCTTGTGTGTAAAGACAGTATCTATCATAGTCCTAATGACATCTTGCTAATTAGATAAGATTTTACTAAACCAGATCTAACGATATCACCTACTCCAAATTCTATTTCAGAAAACTCATCCATATTTTGAAGAATGCGTTGGAAATCTAAGATACCATTACGTTCATTTGTTTTGACCAAATCTGATTGATTTACATCTCCACAGAATACTATCTTACTATCCTGTCCAACACGAGTCATGATTGAATCAAGTTCGTGGAAGTTAAGATTCTGACACTCATCAACAATGATGATAGCATCATCAAGAGTAGTGCCACGAAGGAATGATGTAGACCAGAATGAGATTGTTTCTTGTGCTTTAAGATTATCATATAACATATCAAAACTAGTTTGGTCAGGCATATGGAACATATTTCTTACCATATTTTTGTATGGTATCTGATATAGTTCTGACTTATCTTCATGAGTACCAGGCAAGAACCCAATCTCACGTGTAGATACAAGAGACCTAACGATGTACACTTTTTCGTAAGGTGATTCTTCATTCATCACCTCTTTAAGTGCTAAGTACAATGCAATAAATGTTTTACCTGTACCTGCTGCACCAAATGAGAATAAGTTTTTACCTTTATCCCATTCTTTAAAAAAGAACTCTTGGTTCTCGGTAATAGGACCTACATCAAGGAAGTAATTACTGTTAATAGGTTTCTTCCTTTTCAACATTTTTTTAGACATACCTGTAGGAGAAGGTGTCTTCTTTTTAACTGCCATAATTTACCACTGATATCCGTCTTTTGATTTGGGACACGATCCATAATGAGGATTCTTTTTAACCTGACGCATGACATCTGCCCAACCAGGATGGGTTTTTTTCATCTTGTCTCTCCAGTCTCCAACTTCACCCATGCTTGCTACACCTGCTGTCCAATCTTTATCCCAATCAGGATTGTCAATCCTCCATTGTTCATAGTCTTGAATTGACATACGAAACTCTTTTGTTTCGCCAGTTTCTTTGTGTTTTACATTATAGGTTGGCATTAATTCCACTCCAATGCTTCGGATATAATAGGAAATTGTTCTTTAAATATATCTCTACATTTTTCAGCAATTTCCATGTGTTCTTTTTGTGTTCCATGTCCAGAACGTAGATCTATATAGTGAATCCAAGAACGTAGTGTTCCTGTCATATACAATCTAGTTGGTGTTGCTAACGGGAGAACAAATCTCGCACATTCCTTCGCAATACCCTCACGTATAAGTTCATTGTATAGGTCAAGTCCTTCAGCGAAGTATGCTTGAATCTCTTTCTGAAGAAATTCAACTTGTTTTTTTGGTACATCATCAATAGAATTTTGTCTGTTCTTTTCGTCTTGTCTTCTTAGATCAGGCACAGGTATTGCTCCTAAGAAATTAGTATTAGCATAACGCTGACTAAATTCTTGGAATGTAAATGATCTGTGTCTTAATATTTGTGCTGCTAATCCTCTAGTAGTTTCAATTTCTAGAGTCATATGTGCTTGCTCAAAGACCGACCAGTGTTGATGCTTTATGCAGTAACCAAGCAAACCACTTACGTTTGGATTCTCTTGGTTCTTTGGGTTGCTCACCCTTGCTATGTAACCTATCGTCTCCTCCGCTTTGGGAGTAGCCGTGACTAGTTTCACTTGTTGCATTATGTTTTATACTTCTACGAATTAATTTTGCGTACTTGACATCCTCTTTAGTATACCACTTAGAATTAAGTTTGGCAAGCTTTATTAATCTTTTAGCCGTTTTTCTATCTGTTTTCTGATTCTCATTCATCTAGGTATTTATACGACCTTTTATATAAAAAAATCTGGGAAAAAATTTTTCCCAGATTCATGAAATCAAAAGTGAATTTTGATTTATGCAGCAACAGTAACCTTTTTAGCTACCTTTACACCACGATAAACAAGGTCTTGCTTAGATGTGGATGTTTGCTTGTTGTCAT